CTGAACATACTCCTCAATTTGATAACGTTGATTTTCGTCGATTGGGCGGGAATAACCATCTACGATAACGACATCCAGTATCAAGAACTGGCCACCAACCATTTCATAATAAACTGCCCCAATGTAAGCGGAATGGATGCCGCGATTTACAGACTCTGAAATCAGGATGCTAATTTCTGAAAGTTCCTCTTTTGTTAGTGTAATTTGGGAATCAGGAACACTTGACACTTTACGACAACAGGCCTTTACTGCCAGTCCCGCAATGCGATAGGCGTGTTCTTCGTAGTCGTGTCCATCAATCGGGCGGATCGCGCTGCCTATCCTGTCCCACCAATCTTTAAAATTTGCCATGTTATCTGTTTTAGTTATACCCAAATGTAAGGCTAATAATCGGAATGGAAAAGTTAAAAAATGTTAAAACAAAACAAGCGGGACAGTCTACCATCCCGCTAATTCCCTACAATCTTGCCAATCTCGCTTTTAGGCATTCGTTATAGGTGTACATTGCGCCAGCCTGTACCAGTAACAGATCTTTTTGCACCGGATCAATGTCGTTGGCTTTTTCGCTTGCGTTAAAGTCATTAAGCCTTTCAAGTTTTTGCTCGAGGCTTATTTGCTCTTCAATTAGTCTTTCTTTAAAATCGCTCATAATGTATCGGGTTTTATTAAGCCGCCCAAGGCTATATTTTTCATAATATTCTACTTGCTATAAATTCCTGAAATTCGGCTTCACTTCGCACAATCTCATACCTAAATCCAGACTCTTCAACTTTCCGCTGCCATTCCTTTTGCGCCGCGCTTTGCCTGCCATCCGGCGTTTTAAACTCCAGAAAGTACGCCTTGCCTTCCCACAGGAAAATGGTATCGGCAACCCCAGGAATAACCCCCATGGCCTTCATAGTCCCGCCAGCGTGCGCGTGGATGCTGTTATTATTCACGGCGAAAAACAGCCCGTGCGTTTGCGGGTATGTGTTCCTAAGCCAGATAACACACTTTGATTGTAGTTGCGCCTCAGTCATTCCCAAGTGCGTTTTAAATCATGCTTGCGCGGTTCCTGAGTTGACTTAACAACCAGCCACGTAAATAGCCCCAACAGGCCAAAAGCATTACCGGCAATGATAGCCAGAACGTAATACCAGAACCCTGCACCGCTCAGGATGCACGCAGTGACAAGTATAGCCACCGGAATAAGGATAAAAAGTAGTGATTTCATACAAAATAACTTTGAATTAGTGTAACAACAAAAACAACCNCGACCATGATCNCCACGGGGACAANNCANAGGTCGAAAGGTACNTAACAGTATTCAGATAGTCCGGCCAGACCAACNCCAACCACTANGGCGGCAATTGCGGCGGTCTTTAATCTTCTATACTTTTCCATGATTCAATCANATTAATNTCNATAATTAGGTTTTCATACTCGCCAGTGAAGACNANGCAAAATTCAAANGTGTAGCGATTGGCTGCAAATGTTTTGCCCCGGGTCCTGATTAGAACCGTTTGATCCATTGGCGGCTTCCGGTCTGTTATCCACATAGCGAAACTATTATGATCGTTACCATGAATAGAACAAACGCCCAAAACGCCAATTTGGCAGAGTCGCGGTACTGTCTTGGGGTCGTCATAACTCGAACTTTATAATGTTGATAATCCCGAAGACAACCAACCCAACAGCAATGGCCGAAAGGGCGAAAAGTAACGCACGGTAAATCAACCGGTGCAATTTGCCAGCAACACTATTACGCTCTGGCTGGTATGTGCTTCTTTCGTAGTTCGGCTTCATGATATTCTGGTTTTAATTTGTGAAAAATGCCCGGTGTCGGCATGGTGACCGAAACATCACCGGGCTGCTAAACGTAAAAAAATCAGTGGAAAGGGCAGGGGTCGAACCTGCAATATACCCGCTTGTACCTTTCCAAATGCCCCGGCATGAATTACACAACCTTAGATTTATCCTGCATTTTGAGAGAGCCGGGGCCAAAGAACGCACCAGTTTTAAAAGGACTGGCCAACCTTTATGAATGTAAATATACAACTAATCTACATACGTGAAACTATTTTAACATTTTTTAACAGTTCACATCAGTCCCAAGGTGAATTATTTTTGGTTGCTTTCATACCGATCAAATCCAATTACATCTGAAGTTAGAAGTTCTTGAAATCTATCTCCAAAAATTATTTCATCCTGCATTATCTCGGCAAATTCATCGCTATCAAAATACCTTACATAGCATTCTCCTGCCTCGTGGTCAGCAACGCAATCAATCTCTTCTCCGTTTATTTTAAACTGCCCGCATCCCTTACATCCGTCACATGGAGATATTAAAGTTTCTTCCGGTGTGAGAGGTCTGTTTTTCCAACATGAACCGTAGGCTTGATCAATTTCTTTTAATACTATTCTCCCTGATATAATAAACATCCCCGGAGTGATTTGAGGTGTTATCGTATCCATGCATTCGCTTCTTAATAAATCATCTATATCCATTTTTGTTTATGTTTTAAATTAGTTCAACTTCCACCCAATGCTAATCAAAACGGCAAAGTATAGCCACCCGCTTCGCTTTCCTGCACCTGGGCCCCTGCCTCGGTAAACATTACCGACTGTTTGCCGCCTCCGCAATCCTGAGCCTCCCAGCCGTTATAGTCAGCCCACGCCCGAACCCACTTCAGAAACTCAACCGCCCGCGGGTAGTCACGCATACCCGTGTCCTCGCGGAACGATTCCATGCTGGTTACCCTTTTATACGTATGTCCCAGCCGAAGGTTATCTTTTGCCCATGCCGGAAACAACTCATTTGTTGCCCTGATAAGTTTTTTAAACTTCAAATTCACATATTCGGCTTTCACCAGTCCGCTTTTCAGGAAAAACCGGATACACTCGATCATAAAGTTATCAAACTTGTTCCACTCAATAGAATCCCAACCGTTGAAAAACGGCCGGCCAAATTCATCAATAGGCTGGTGTGACTCGTTGTAATGCGGGTGTAACTCAAGTTCAAATTTACGGCGGTTATGGCTAACACTGTCCCCTTTGATTACGTTGTTGGTTGTTATGGCCATTTTCGGGGAGTCCTCGAAGCTGATAAACATCTCATCCCTGTTTTTCTTTTCGACCGGTATCCCTTGCGTGGTTATGGAAAACAATTTTTCCATATCAAAGTTTTTAGGGATGTCGTCAATGAAAATGATTTGCGTGTCCAAACTAACCCGCTGCCACGGAAAAGACTTGCCAGTAGTGAAGTTTTTACCGTCGAAAATTTCCATTTTTCGGATATGTCCGCACATTTGAATACTTAGGCTCTTGCCACTGCCCCCNGTTGGCCCGTCACTTAGAACCTCGTCAATCAGCACAACCACCGGCACACGACTAACATCTTTATATCCGTGCATAAGGTAGCCCAAAGCACTGAAATAGGATTGCGTTCGTTTCGGGTCCTTATTGTTTACATTCAGGATAAACCGCGACGCGTCACAATCGTAATCGGTTACGCTAAAGTCCCGATCAAGTTTCTGGCTTTTCCATATATGGCCCTCCAGCTGGTTGTATTCCATTGTAGTTAATCCTTCCGCCTGAATTTTAACGGCGCAATTGCGAAAGAAAACATAACTTGTATCTGGTGAATCCCGTAGCCACGAAATTTTGGCGCAATCCAACAAGTTCAAATATTCCTTTTTAAATTTCGAGTGTCCGGCAATCAGGTTATAAGCCTGAGTTTCGCCCCACTCTTCCAATTTCACCAGTACAAAATCCTTTATGTGGTGAATGCTTACCTGCTCGACCGTGTTATTTTCAATGTGAACGAAAATATAATCATTTACCGTAGTGTCGTACCTGAAATAATGGTAATCCTGCAAAAACCGNTTCATGGCGTGGTAGTCAATTACNAACTCNCCTTTTTTCGACCGGTACCAGAAAACTATCTTTTTGCGGCCATCTTGCGCGGGCAACTCCTCATCTGGTTCCATCAGGCTGTCATCGCGGTTGACTTGCTCACCGCCTGAAATAACCATTGTCTTCGTTGGTACGGGATGATGAAAATAAGCCTGTTTAATACACTTTCTAATCTCTTCCTGAGTGAACCTATCGGCTGAGTCTTGCTGCACATTACGGCTTATATAATCGAAAATAAGCGGTTCCCCTTCGCCTTGCGAAATGTAATCGGCAACCGCCGACGCGAAAATAAAACTCCCCTGGTTACGGTTCCCTTTATTAAGGTTATAGTTTGCCTCGAACCACCCCACAAGTTTTGAAAATACCGTATCTGTTTCCGTCAGTGGCCTGCCTTGCCGTTCTGCCGGCTCCGGTTGTGGTTCTGCCATCTGGGTAAAGACCTCAGCCGCCGGATTGATATAAATATCAGGATCATAAGACTCGAAACATACCCGATTCCAACCCTTAACATTCAGGTCGAAAAATTTACAGGCCTTAAAATATTCCGCAATCGCCCCAAACCGCCGGTTATGTTCGTCGTTGGTCTGGCAAGCCGGAACTTTGAAAAGTACTTTTAGCCCATTGCCAGACGGTGACAGGAATAGCGCGTAGGTATGCGGGTCGGCTTTCAACTTGCCACGCCACGCCGTCAAATTGCGCTGATCCATGTTGTCAAAATCCAAACACATCAGGCCGGAGTGCGCTATCATAGCATCATTCAACCGCTGGGAAAACTTGCCGGAAAAGCAAATCCAAAGTAGCTGTTTTTTCAACCGGTCCCGCTTGCCTTTGTCGGACTCGTTGCGTATCTTCTGAATAAGTGCCTTATTGTCGCCCCGTTTGATTCGCCGCAGTATCTCACCAACTGGATAGTATTCCGGCAATTCGTGAGACGACATAGTTTTAAATACCGTGATCGTTTGGTCAGTCATGATGAAATAGATTAATCGCTTTGAAAATCTGATAAGCTACCTGTGGAACTATTGCGTTACCGTATGCTTTTATTGATTCGTTTCGCCACTTCGGAAAGGTAATTCCGTCCAATCGGGAGGAAATCCCATCATCTCCGCTACAAATCGGGGGTTGAGTTGGGAAGTCTTGCCAGTCATTCCTACCTTGCCGTGAATTGAGTGTGCAAGTGTATCGTTCTGTCGTTTCGGATCTGATCTGGTGCATCCCCCTTTTACGTCGCTGCAAGATGTTGGTGTCGGCAGCAGGCCATTTCTGGCATAATTTGTCAGTCCCCATTGGCTGCTCTTGTCGCTTCTCCTGTCGCTGCAATCCGGTGTGGGCAATAGTCCCAGATGTGCAAAATCCTTTAAGTCCCCTCTCCAATTCCCCATCTTCATTGGGTCTCTGCTGTTCCCCGTTTTTAGTCGCATTTCCCGACCTTCCCCATTTCCATCCATTGCCTGAGGCGTGGGCAACAAACCACGTCCTGTCTCTTCTGTGCGGTGCATTGACGGATACAGCTGGAAGTACATACGGTTGGACTTCGTACCCTTCAGCTTCCAGATCAGCCTGCACTTGCTCGAATACCAATCCCCCGTCCCAATTAATAATTCCGAAAACATTTTCGCCCACAACCCATGTCGGGCGAACCTCCCGAATGACTCTAAGCATTTCCGGCCAGAGATGGCGGTCATCTTCTGTGCCTTTTCTTTTCCCCGCAAGGCTGAATGGCTGGCATGGGAAACCCCCTGAGATAATGTCGATTCTTCCTCTCCAAACAGAGAAGTCTGTTTTGGTAATGTCCTCATAACTTACTGAATTAGGCCAATAATGATTTAAAACTTTTCTTCCAAACGGATTAATCTCGCAATGTAACACATTTACCCATCCTGCCCATTCTGCCGCCAGTTCAAATCCACCTATTCCGCTAAATAGGCTTGCGTGTCTTAGCTCAGTCATGATGTGTTAAAATAATCAGGTTCATCCCTTCCGCTATTGTCTTTTCGATGCGCGCACCTGGGCTGTCTTTCCAGTCCGGCAACAACAAAATGGCGTCGCAGGACATAAGCATACGTATATCAGCNTCCATATGTTTCACCCAATCGGCGTTTTTGTGTATTCCGTTACGCAATGGATTTACCGCCGTGTTCTGGGTTAACTTTATGCGCCGTTCCGCCTCCCCAAATTTCTGCACCACCTCATCATAAGGTAGGCCGGTGATCTTGCCGGAAATGTAGATTTTCATTGTTTAAGTAGGTCAATAGTGAGATAATCGCCTTTAGTAACACAGTTAATAAGATACTCCCCTTTATAAATCATAGAATCTTTATGATACAACTCAACTATTTGTTGCCTGTGCATAAAATTCAGAAACTTCCTGTATTTTTTTGCGCTGTATTCTACATCTACGATAATCCTATTAGGGTCATCATATTCGGCGACTACATAATCAAATTTTAATACCGGTTTTTTTTGTTTCGTTTCACACAAATCGCGCAATGACGGCGGGGCTTCATACTTGTTAAACTCCCTACGATAAACATCAATGTATAGAGTCTCATTTTCGATGTAAACGGATGAAATTCTAAATGTTCCGTTAATTTCAGAACCGGATTTTGAATAAAGCTTTACCTCCTCTTGCCTTTCCATAAGGTCACGAAATAGCCCGTAATCCTGTTTTTGCGGTGTAACCGTGCCGCTCATCTCGTGGTTATACCACGAAAAACCATTAGTGGATTCATAAATTACGGTAATTACTGGAACTTGCCGCGCCCGCACCTCATTCCGCCTCACCATTACCCCCAACTCCGCCGGCAGGTCAATACCGTAATGGCTCGCAATGT